ATGGAGACACGGGGGCTAGCAGTCTTTACGATCGCTCTCCCCGACATCGCGAAGTATCTCGAAAGAGGACTCCGCGATGAACGTCTCTCAGACACTCCGCCGCCTTGCGCGGGAAGGAGGTCTGCATCTGACGCGCGCCCACAGTTGCTTTTCCGCTTCTGGGAACGCGTGTTTGATATGGATGGCATGCTTCTTCCAATCCCTTGTACTGATGCTATCGCTGGATTGCGACAGCTACTCCTCGTAGCCAAAAAGCTGCGATTGGAGTGCAGTGAGGAGAGGACGAATGAAACTCTTTTGGAGTTTCTTGAGGTGGACGCAAGTCTGCCTCCTAGCTATCCAGGTACTTGGGACACGGATGTTCCAGAGTGGACATCCAGAGTCGGTCATCCTTTGGGTGATCGCAGCTCGAGAGCTGGAGACCAACCTGAGCTCTTTGCTCAGGATGACCATAAGGTTGCCCCACGTGAGTGGGACATCCTGCGGCTGGTCAGTGGAACCGTCCTTGGGACCTTTGGTCCCGCGATGGATCCATTTAGCTTGCGACCGAAGCATGGTCCTGGTGCGGTTGCTGATGACGTGCCTATTAAGTACGTCTTACCGCACTGGCCTGACAAACTTGCTCAGGTCTTCCCCCCTGACTGGTTCGCGTCCCACGATCTTGTGGACCGGACCCAGTCAAAACGGGAGTTCCCGAGCAAAGTGCTTTGCGTTCCGAAGACCCAGAAGGGTCCGCGCGTTATTGCTGCGGAGCCTACAAGTCACCAATGGTGTCAAGGAGCCATCCAAAGATGGCTAACTGAGGCCGTCGGTCGGTCCGTGATCAGGCGATCTATCGACTTTCGTCGACAGGATCTCTCGCAGCGCATGGCGCTGCAAGCTTCGATTCATGGTGAGCTGGCCACAGTCGATTTATTGGCTGCGTCAGATCGCCTTTCCACCCGCTTGGTGGAATACGTGTTCCAGTCGCGTCGAGACATCCTAGATGCTCTTCACGCAACGAGAACCCGTATGTTTCGAATGCCTGATGGCTCAACCCATATTGCTCGCAAATTCGCGTGCATGGGTAGTGCCTGCACCTTCCCAGTCCAGACGATTGTATTCACAATCTTCTCGATCACCGCCTTACTCATCGAGGATGGCGATGAACCCTCGCTTGCGAGGATCTGGGATGCTAGTCAGACCATACGCGTGTTCGGGGATGATATCATCCTTCCATCGCGCGCGTATTGGAAGTTGGTCGACCTCCTAACGGAGGCAGGTCTTCGTGTAAATACCGACAAGTCTCACGGAACTGGAAAGTTTCGCGAGGCCTGCGGTCTTGACGCTTACTCTGGGGTCGATGTGACCCCTGCGTATTTACTCGAGCCATATGACTCTAGAAAACCTGAATCCCTAGTATCCGTAGTGGCCTCCAGCAACAACTTCCATAGGAAGGGGCTGTGGAATGCCGCTGCGTTCTTACTGAACACAGTTGATCCGAAGGTGCGTAAGCTCCTCCGGATGGCGACCAGGGATGTCAGCCAACCATGCCTATTCTCCTTTGCTCCTTCGGAGCATTACCTGCGCGTCCGGTTTAACCCAGACACGCATGTGATGGAGGTTAGGTCGCTTGTTCTAGACGTAAAAGTCGATCGCAAGCTACCTGGTTGGGAATCTCAGTTGCTCCAATTCTTCCATGAACGCGGTAGTAAGCCGCTTCTTGAAGAAGTCTTGGACTACCAAGGTCCTGAAAGGGCCCTTGGTCAAGCTGAGAGACCTAGGGCGCGTTTACGCCTTAGGTGGGTACTCCTAGAAGATAGGGAACAAAGCGCTCCCCGTCTCTAGAGAGGGTTGAGACTCGGG